GTATCTGACAATAATACTCTTCTTTTACTTTTCCGTGGATGATCTCTCTACTATAAGGACACTTGATCTCTAACATTATTCCTAATTCACTAATACCATCAGGAGAAGCACCGAAACATTCTAGATTTGTATCTTTTATTAATCCAAACTCATAGATATTAATATCATTGTTCATAGAACTATAAATTATATTCGCGACGGGTTCAAACATTACACCCCATTTTATAGCATTGTTTAAGATCATCGTTTCATCACTAATACCAAGTAATCCTAACGCCTTCTTGCGTACAATATCTTTATTACACCGAATACCTCTATATGTATCACTTGCAGATAGCATCGTTTTTCTAGCTTCAAACCATTGAGGTGTTCTTTGTTCAATAACAGGGATCTCTATAAGATCTTTTAATTTTCGGCGATATTGCCTGATTTGCGTTATGCGTTCCTTATATTCTTCTATGGAACATATTGAAGGATTATCAACAACAGAATTGTATTGATTTAATGTTGGGAGTTTTTTGTTTTGTTTTAAATGTTTGTATATAAGATTGTCCAGCACATTCATATTATTACATAATAAGTAGATTGATAATCTTATATCATTAGAATACAATAGAATATAATAGAATACTAGCGTATATGTTCTATATAATCTTATTTGCGATAGTTTTACTGTTTGTTAGTAGAATAGTATTAGATCAAATTGAGAATAATACTTTTCAGGATGATTTTACTAATCAACCAGTTATTTTTCTAGATAGTAATAAGTTTATTGATTTCATTCAAAATGATCAAGATGGATATATACAATCACTATCTACCTTTGATTTGATCGCAAGAAAAGTAGGTAGTGCAAAAGAGTATATTGAGAAGATCTGTAAAGACACTAAAAACAATAAAGAACCTATCAGTTTTTCACTTAAAAAGAAAATTGAGTTGTGTTGTAAGAGAGCTGATGGGTTTTTTACGAAAACCGCTATTGTGTCTAAGTTTTACAATAAAAATATTGAAGATATACCGTGGAACATTGCAGTATTCAAAACACAATTCTATGAAGAAGGAATACCTCACACGCGGATGAAAACTATATTCTTACAACAAGACTATATAGAGAAACTTAGTAAAACACAATTGACATCACTGTTGATCCACGAAAAAGTTCATATCTTTCAAAGATATCATCAAGATCCTGATATTATATATGACTTAGGATTTCGTAGGATAAGCAAAAAGAATGCAGATATGTTTGTTAGATCTAATCCTGATCTAGACGATTATGTTTATATAGATATATTAGATTACAAAACAATGGTAAAAAAATATACATCTATATATCCTAAAAGCATCAATGATGTTATAGAACCTTTAAAGAACAATATGATTCATAAGTATGAACACCCGTATGAATATATTGCCTATCAAGTAGAGAGAGAATATGAGACAGATCACCTACGAAGATCTAAGAAAGAAGATTGAGTCGGCTTATAAAAATAATGCTTCTAATCGCAGATTTGCGACCGGAATATTTAATGGTTCAACTGATGGACTGTATGGTTATGGTGTAGATATAGGGAGTAGTGTCATAGATAATATCGGAATGAATGATACGAATGCTGATAAACGATACATTGATGATATTTATGATCATAGTAAAAATATTGAGGGCGTAAAGAGTAGATTAATGCGATTAAGAGAGATGATGTAATCCTGATCAAAAATGTTTTAGACATAAGGCGAAGTTATACAAAATAACTCTAATTCACTAAGATGAGCAATAAGAAAGATGCCCTAAACCTAACCCAACAGATGAACAATATGAATATTAAATCATCGAATATGCTTTTAGAGCTTAAAACATTTCAATCTGGAACATTTAAGCAAGTTATAGATGCTCTTAAAGATATCCTTATGGATGTCAATTTTGAGTTTGATGAAGAAGGTTTAAAGATTGTCGCGATGAATACTAGCCATGTTGTTCTTATTCAAGTGAATATGGAGGGTGAAAAGTTTGAACATTACTATTGTAAAAAGAAAATTGATATTGGACTTAACCTTCTCAAACTTTATACAATTATCAAAACAATATCCAATGGTGATACACTAACACTCTATATTGAAGAAGAAGAACCTAATAAATTAGGAGTTCTTATTGAAAATCCTGATAAAAACATTAAGAGTACCTATATGCTCTCAATGTTAGACATTGATAATCTAGGGATACCTGAGATTCCTATTGATAATATCAATACAAAAACGATCAAGATCCAGTCTGTATTCTTCCAGAAATTGATTAGAGATATGTATAACATTGCTGACAATGTGGAAATAAGGAATATTAAAAATGAAATTGAATTTAAATGTAAGGGTGATTTTTGTGAGCAGAAAACAGAGCTGGAAGGTGATAATAACACTATTGATATCCAGAGCAACGAAGGGGATGATGAAATGCAGATTATTCAAGGTGTATTTAGTTTAAAATATATACAGCAATTTACGAAATGCACTAATCTTTGTCAATTTGTTGAAATTAATTTAAAGAATGAAAAACCCATTATTATTAGCTACTCTATCGCTAATATAGGGACTATTAAAATGGCTCTATCGCAACAAGAGACTGTTTAATACAGGTGAATGTAAAATGAGAGTGTTATTTCTTGATTTCTTTAGGATCTTCTTTGTGTCTCTTATACATAAGGGGTGAATACTTAACAGGTTCTATATTATATAGTGATTTCGCGGAGTATTCATTATCTTTCAACCATATTCTTATAATATTTGCGTTTTTTTTAGGAGTCATTGATAAACCATTGATATTTGTAGAATGCTTTTGATCAACAGCAAGTGTCTCACCTAGCATGTGTGCGGTTGTTTCAAACAATTTATCATTAAACTCAGCAGAATTGATCTTCATTGAATAACAACCACCATTGATATTGTTTTCATCTTCCCAATGTGGTTTTATATGTTCTCTAAATATAAAAAACATACCTTTTTTCCAATATTCTTCAAGACTATTAAAAATAATACACCATTGCTTTAATGAGCTAAAAGAAGCTATGAGTGTGAAACTGTAAATGGACCAATCTGGATCAGTAGTTGAGTGATAATATACGTTCCAGATATCATTAAGATAATGTTCATCTTCTTCTGCGGTATTAGCCATTACATTATGTTTATTTTTTATTTTCTATTTTCTTATATCACTGCCATAATTTTTATACATAAAGTTCATATACGCACTGAAAGGATCATCAAGAGTGTATTCAGTAGTTTTTAGATATTCATTCCAAGAACTTACCATATTAGATTGATCGTTTATCCAATCTGATGGATGTAAAAGAACCTCTCTGTTATCGCCTTTCACAACTTCTTTCGCTTTCATATAAAGATCTTTTGCGATCTTATAAGTAAGCTTAGCCTTTTTAGATTGATCGTCCATAATTGAATTGATATATAGATATATATAATATTATATCACTTCTATTATATCACTTCTATTAAAAATGTTAGTAGTATCTTTTGATATAGGTATCGTTAACTTGGGAACTTGTGTAATGGATGGTGATAAAGTAGTAGTTTGGAAAGTGATTAAGCTTTTTGAAAAGATGAAAAAGAATGTTAGTATCAATACAATAGCAGATACTGTATATACCTCTATGGATCAACTAAGAGAAGATATTACAGCGGAACTAGGTGAGGAGAAAACGATTGATCTAGTATTGTTAGAGAACCAACCTTCACGTATAAATGGTGTTATGAAAACGATCCAAATGATCCTTTATGGATATTTTCAAAACCTGAAATATTATGAGAGATCAGTAAAAGATATTATTCAAGTTAATCCAACTATTAAACTTAAAGGTATTCCTATGGATCGCACTTGTTCAAAGACAGAACAGTATAAAAATAATAAAAAGAAAAGTATTGAATTATGTATAGGTATGATAGGTGAATGTGAAATATTGAATGGTATGTTAGAAGAATATAAAGCTAAGAAAGATGATATGTGTGATGCGATGTGCCAGATCGTAGGATATTTAAGAAACAAGAATATAGTAGATATCACTAGTGTTCATCGTTGATCTTATCTGGTCTTTTAAAAACAACGATACTTTCTGGAAACGGTTCATACACTGCTACCATTGTATTTTGTGTGTAATGCTTACCAAAGATGTCTTGTGCCATATAATCCTCAGTGTATTTGGATATCAATGGTTTAAGTAGAAATCGTAAAGGATAACCTAGATCATTGAACATTTGTTTTTTTGGAAAAAAGATATTACATCTAATATTTTTAGATCCTCTGACATACCAACAACACTCTATGTTTTGCTTTTTAGAAGGTTCAATATATTTATAGTAATTCAACGGTTTTTTATCAGAAAATACAGCGGCCTTTATGCTAATCTTCATAGATGTGTGAGTTTGATATACAGGAAAGATATATCATTTTTTTTTATGCGTAAAGATACCTTTGAATACTTTTAATGCTCAAAGTAAGATATAAGATATAACATACACACATAGAAATGTCATCGTCGCCTTTCAGTATTGATGTTGATGGTATTGATGAAGACATTGATATCAACGATGATAAACCTTTCACATTCTCATTACCCACTAAAAAGATTGATATGAGCCACGATAACATCCTTTTTAATAAATCTAATATATCGCCAGATATCGTAAGTGTAGCTTCATCTTCTTCCTCATCTCTCAGTGATGATATAGGATATCAAAGTGATCGCAATAAGAATAAAGGATATGATCGCGGAGGGGATCGCGGAGGGGATCGTGATAATGATCGTAGGGGAGATCGTGGAAATGACAATATGTCAGGATCCGGTTTTGTAGATGAGATTGGTGAAAAACGTGAGATCCTATATCAGTTTGATAGGCTTAGGAACAAAGGTCATAATATCCCATACAGTTTTACTATGGCTTCTGATCTTAATGAAATGAGATCAGCGTATGATCGTCTAAAACGTGAGAAAGAGACAGATGCGAGTGTAAGATTTCAAAGAAAGATGATGCTTGGATTTGTTACAGGTTTTGAATATCTTAATACCCGTTATGATCCATTCTCTATTGAACTTAATGGATGGAGTGAGCAGGTGCATGAAAATATTGATGATTATGATGATATTTTTGAAGAACTCCACGATAAATATAAAGCTACTGGTAATGATATGGCACCGGAATTGAGGCTAATGATCAGTCTAGGAGGAAGTGCTTTTATGTTCCATCTCACGAAACGTATGTTTAACAACTCCAAGATACCTAATGTAGAGGAAGTATTGCGTAATAATCCAGATCTTATGAAACAATTCCAGAATGCATCAGCAAGTCAATACATGGCAAATATGGGGATGGGTGGAGGGATGGGTGGAGGGATGGGTGATATACCTCAACAATCTCAACCATCAGCACCTCAACAACCACACGCACCAGCACCTCAGCCACCATCTAGTGATATATTCGGGATGGTATCCGGGTTGTTTGGGAATGATAGTGGAGATACATTAAATGATGTTGATGCGATCATAAGCAATGTCCATACAAACATTAACAGTGTTCCGGATGAACAATATCATATTGATCAACTTACGGTTACCGATGAGGAAATTAATAGTATTATTGATGATACAGCAGATATTAACCTTTTATCTGAGAAACCAAAAAAACAAAGGAAATCTAAAAAGAAAGTTTTAGATCTGTAAAGATATATATTTGATTTTTATTACCTATGATCAATTATCATCCATTTTTTAGCGACGGCGAGGAGAAACTAAAAGCTTCTCTCCTGTTTTCTTCAAAAGTTTCTTGCTGGTATCAACAGTGCTCTTGAAGATCTTCTTAAAGTTTGCTGGGGTCTTCTTGATACTATCCACCGGCTTGTGGATAGCTTCGCTCAAACCCTTCTTAGTCTTATCAACAGTGCTAAGGATGGTCATTCCTACACCACCAATGATAGGTAAGAACAAGGCCATAATAAGAACTTGAAGGATAATGATGAACTCAATGATAGATCCATAAAGAAGGATCTCTCTACGGATATCAGCTGAGCACTTACACTTCTCATTCACAAGGTATTGAACATAGACAATCGCATAGTAGAAGTAAAATACAGCTACAACTAAGAAGATAGTATCAATAAGCATATAGAGTGATGCTAACTCAGCACCCATATTTTTAAGAACTAGCTGAGGTGTGATAAGCATAGCGACTAACAGATATACAATACCAAACAGTGAGAAGTTCTTGATAAACTCCCTGTAAGGGTGCTCACTACACCTACATCCTGTTTCTTCAAGTTTGATGATATAGGTGTAGCTAGCAATGAAGAGTAGGACCACTAAAAACTTGACAATAAAATTGGCTATAATATCAACCGAAAACATTATTTATTTTCTATACAGAAAATTTTTTTTAAGAATGATCACC